TAGTCATCTGTAGACTTTGCTGCTTCTGGGTCATTGTCTTTACAGTTCATGATAAGTACAATGTCGGCATCATTCTCAATAGAACCACTATCCTTTAAGTGGTAAAGGTCTGGCTTATCTGATCGTGCGCCTTCACGATTTAGCTGAGATAAAAGTATAACAGCCACATCATTCTCTAATGCTATCTGCTTTACCTTCTGTGATATCATGGCGATACCATCAGCTTTGCCCATCCTCCCAGAGTCAAAGGGTATTAATTGTAAATAGTCTATGACAACTAGCTTGATGTTCTTCTCTCTCTTAAATCTGCGAACATCACCCGCTAATGTATTAATACTTTTGACTGAGTGTAATGTATGCAAAGGTATCTTTCTCAATTTACCTATTGATTCATTGATCTTCCTTACATTCTCAGGGGTCTCTACTTGCTCCTCAGTTCGCTTTAAATCAAGATTGGATAGTGTCCCTATCATTCTCTTTGATATCTGCTTTTGAGGCATTTCTAGGCTGAATATGAGGGTCGGTATTTCGTCTCTTGATGCAGCTCTTAGTGCAATGTTTAGACTTAGTGCAGATTTTCCTACACTTGTTGGGGCAGCTATTGTAAATACACATCCAGCTTCTAGTTTAATCTTCTCGTCAAGGTGTTTAAAGTGAGTCTTAATATAGTTGGGCTTGTAGTCTCCTCTGACCATGGTATCCAACTCATCTTGGATTATATCCAAGGAGTTTTTAATATGAGTCAGTTCTTTTTCTTTTGGTCTATACTTATCAAGCTCTTTTGAGACATCGTCCAGGATAGTATCGGGGTCGGTATCTGTATTAATCTTTTCTAATGCTAGGTTATACTCTCTTCGTATAGCTCTTAGCTTTGATTTATTTAAAATGATATTTATGTAATCGTTGAATGCTATACTACTGGTAGTCTCACTAGCTATCTCAAAAGTTGTATGAGTTAACTCATCATGGGTACTCTTAACTTTGTTTGTAACTGTGATTAAATCTATCGTTGTTGATTCGTTAGATAATTTTTGCAAAGCATCCCAAATGACTTGATGGTCTTCGTAATAAAAATCTTCAAGGGTTATTAGCTTGGCTGCTTGCTCGAATCGCAACTGATCTCCACCATTAATACAACAAGAAAGCAATGCTCTCTCTGCTTCTTTATTTTGGGGTATCTGCATTTAAGGTTTCTAGTAGGTTTTTAAGTGTGGTTAAAATTTGTCCGAGGGATTTAATAAGTATTCGGTTAGATTCTGGTTGGCTTCTAAGAGTTAACTCTTGCTGTGTATTTAGTGCTACATTTACTGCTTCTTCTAATTGTTCCATAGTTTCTTGATTCATCGTAAAAAAAGCTAGGCTCGCTCATGACGAGCCTAGCAAGGTTGTGAGATAATGGTTAAAATGTATGCTTATCGATCTGCTTATCTCGCTCAAGCATCCCTAAAGCTAAGAGTGAATAACCCATGAGGTCAAGGAAGATGTCCTCGACTTGATCATTACCCTCGGTAACTTTAAGTTTACCATCTTTTGCAAATGTCATCGCCCTTTGAAACTTGTCTTGCATTCTAATACACAGACCAGTAAGGGGTTGCACACCGAAGTCCTCTGACCTATCAAAGTTAGCGAAAGGATTAGTTGCGCTCTCTCCAGTAGTGTAGTCATTGTTCTTCTGTGCAGTAACATCGAGTAGCTTCTTAACCACTTGTTGACGAAACTCATCATACCATTCCTTATCGTAATAAGCAAGGTCATCTGGGTTCGTAACATTTGATGGGCAAGGTTGCATTAGAATGGGTCCTCTTCAGTTCTGTTATCAGATTGTGGGGCATCCTTTGCAGTTAGAGCCAAAGAAAGAAACTTCATACCAGACTTGGATGTTTTCTTCCATCCTTTAATCCAGTACTCTTTACCATCAACATCAATGTTCCCTCGGAAATCGGGTTGATTAGGTTTTTCTTTCTTGTCGTTGGGGAACAATGCTCCCCCATTAGTGTTATCGTATTCTTTAGACATAATATATATATATTTGGGTTAAATCCAATCGTCCTCTTCGGTTTCATCCGGGGACTTTTTAGTCACAGGCTTCTCATCAAACTTGTGAGTAGCATCAGCATCCTTGTTGTCATCACACAACAGAAGTGCATTGCAGGCATACTTGCGAGCATACGAGCTTGCAGCACCAAATGTCATACTGATATCCATGCCCTTCTTCTTAGGGTCAATACCAGCTTGTGCTTTTGATGCGCCAATAAGTTTGTTGGTATCAGTACAGTACAATGCTGCGGTTGCTTCACAGAATAATACACCACCTAATTCATTTACCTCATCAGAGATAATAAGTGTGCAGTTATATTTTTTTAAAAGAGGTTTCAATGCATTACATTGATCCTCGTGGTTTCGGTAATAATAGTTACCGAACTTGTTGAATTGAGTTTTGGGAGCATTCAACTCGCTCTGTATTTGTAACAGTTTTTGTTTCATAAAATTGTTTTAGTAAAGTGCGATAGTATTTACACCTATCTTTTTGATTGTTGCAAGCATTAATTTTATCTTTATCAGAAAAATAAAATGAACCAAGTAACTTTTCTTGTGCTGCCTTATTTTTTCCTCTAAACTTAGCAAGCAATTGATTGAGTCCTACTGGGTGTAAGTGTCCTGACCTTGGCTTCTCAAGATATTCTGCTATGCGCCTCAACACATGGGGTAATTCTTCGGGGCTACCAGAGCAAAAGCTATAATACTTTCTTTCAATAACTCCGATAAGATTGTTAGCATTGCCATCAATCACACCACGAATTTCTCCATGGCGATGATCGTGGTCAACACAAGGATTCTCTAATTCTCTAAGGAGAATGGGGCAGAGTCCTGGGTGGTTTTTATTTCTGTACTCTTTGATTTTGTTTGCAGAGATATACATTTAATAGAGATGATTTTAAGCCTCGCACCTTTTTTAGTAGTACAATACCCTTGTTTATTAGGTTTGCTAGTACACAAGAAACTAATCGCTTGCTTCTCGTCCCTCGCCCATTTGCAAGTCTTGCCCAAGTAGTCCTTTGGCATATCGAAATGTTCGTATCTGATTTCATATTTATTCAAATGACCTTTCTTTATTTTTGTTAGAGTTATAAATTTTTTCTAATTGTTTTTCTACTAGCTTGTAGTCAAGCACATCTAAGTCTTCAAACTCTTCGCTGAAGAACTCTTGTGTGTGCCTATCAAATGGCATGATATCTTTGAATAAATTTACTGATGCTATCTTGTACTTAGTAATTGATGGATCACCAAGACTATCAATAGCCCAAAACTCTTGGCTTTCGCCAAGATGTTCGAGCTTATGTACTGTGTACTTACTGCCATTGTGTGGCTCATTCCACTTTGCGATCAAGAGTCTATCATGTGTAATCATAGTAGTTCACTTAATAGTTTAGATGTTAAAGTTGCAAAGGCTTTAGCAGCTACTGCTGGGACGACCCCATTTCCAAGGAGTCTGAGTCGATCGGTTCGATTGAGCATTGGGTCCAACCTATCGGCAAGTCCATCAGTTGCTCCACCCAATTCGGATTCAGATAACCCTTTCGTAATGACTCTTGGGGCTTCCCATTGATACTGTTCGTGGTTGGGTCTGCTTGGCGATTGGGCGACCATCCATTGACCTGTTTGCCTAAAGTATAATCCCTCCCCGTCTTGTCGTTCGGTGAGTCCTTGAAGTCCCTCGCAGTCGGTGTTGCCCATGACTCTTTCTTGCGATCCTTCTCGCCCTTCGGTCTGTTCGGGGTCCCTTGTATTGCTGGATGATTGCTCAGTCCTATCTGTCCATAGTTCGGCTGACAACTTATCTTGCCCGCTTCTGCTACTGTCGGTGTGGGCCAATTCTTGGCATCCTCGTAGGCTTGTACTGATTCGGGGTTCACTTGTTCTCTGAGATTGCTCGGCTTGGTTCTGCCCTTCCTCACTCCTTGAGCATGGCGCATACTCGCTTCGTAATCCTTCGGAGGTAGTTCGTCCATCACAGTTGGGGTTGCCCATGATTCCCTCATCACAACTTGTTCCTCCAAGCATCCCTCGTTGTACCCTCGGTTGGTCTTGGCTCTCTCCTTGAGTCTCTTCTCCATGCCCTCCTTGGTTCGTTGTACTTGAGTTGCAGTTGGTGTCTTCCATTGTGTTTGGTTCTCGTGCATTGTCTCTACTGCATCCTTGAGTTTGACACTCCACTTCACTCCCTTCTTGTTCTCTCGGTAGAAGCCCGTCTTGGACATCGTTGCCTTGACTGTTCCACCCTCTGAGTCGCTCGATCTCGGTGTTGGAAATGCCACAGATGAAGACTCGTTTTCTTTGGTGGGGCAAGCCAACTTCACTCGCTGAGAATATTCCGATTTCAACTGTGTAACCCATTTCTTCCAATGTTCTTCCGACATATTGGAGAACAGGTTCTCCCTCTCCTGTTTTGCAACTAAGGATTCCGAGAACATTTTCTGCGAGAACAATTCGAGGTTGCATGACTCTGATTCCTTCGGCAAGGTAGGGGAACAGATGTCTTTCATCTTCCACACCTCGCTTCTTACCAGCTGAGCTGAAAGGTTGGCATGGGAATCCAAAGGACATGATGTCAACTTGTCCACAAAACTCTTCGTATGGGAAGGTTTTAAGGTTCGTGTAAATAGGGCAAGGATGAAGCCACCCCTCTTCCATCTTGTTAACCAAGTTCGCAATTGCGAAGGCTTCGATCTCCACATAAGCGACTTCTCGCACATTTGGCAGAACTCTTCTGAGTCCTGTTCCGATTCCCTCATAACCCGTGCAGAGTGAGAGGTGATTAATTGTTTGGGTAGTATCCACATAATTTTTCATAAGTTTTTGAGTTAGTATTATTTCATTCGGAGCTTCCAATAAAGTTTGCTCATCCATTTAAAAATTTGGATAGCTTCTTTAACTTGATCTTCACTCCATACCTTGTGATGGTGTTTCTTTGTATTGATGTCAATACAAATTGAAATACATTGAGGTAAATAATCTAGCTTGCCTTTCCTTCGTATCATTTCTGATTCAATTGCTAGTTGCCATAAATCTTTTTCATAAAATTGTTTTCTCTTTCTGCATTTGTAATCACAGAGGAACAATTCATTTGAGTGGCTGCCTCGTAGAACTACATCAATGCTTCCACAAGTTTTGATTGTGTTATCTGAAATCATGTACTCAGTTGCGACCACCTTGTGACCCATCTCTTCAACCCAATCAATAAATGGTTGGGCATAAGGATCATACCATTTATCTTCATCGTAATATACACCCTGGACATAGGCATTTAGTAATTTCTCTGCACAGTTGTGGACTCTTGTGCCGAACTCAGACGAAGGGATCATCTTCCCGGTTTGTGGACACTCCCTTTCTCCATAGCAGAGTTGTTCTAGTTCCTTCCAACTTTTGTCCCAATGTTCTTCCATTCGGGCGAACTCAACCATGGATCGTGGTTTCCATACTGAGTCCAAGAAAGGGTCTTTGATTGTGCTACCAATGATGGTGGTAACACTTGGATAGATTCGCTTCCCAGCTTTAGTTGCTTGAGATGGTGTGGTAATCTCTTGTTTAAGCTCTAGAGATTTGGGGTTAGAGCAATCATAAAAATGAGCCATGGAATAATCCTATGGCTCACTTTGAAAAGGTTGTCAAATCTATTTATGTCTGAAGGCAAATATACCAACAGAAAGCTATTAATATTATGACGAACCAAGCGAATAGATTTTGTTTTAGTTCTTCGTTCATTAGAAGTTTGGTTCAATTTTACTGTTGTATTTATCAACCCCATGCTCGTACTCATTGTTGGCTACCATATCGTTGGCTTCATCTAATGATCTGGCTTTGATAACATAAGTTTCTGTAACATAAAACTCAGTAAGTATGACATCGTGTTCGCCTTTACCATCACATGAATCGCAACTGATATAGTTTGGGAAAGGTGTAGAGTCCCAAGTTCCCTCGCCACCACAGTCATCACAGTTCTCTTGGACTATGTGTTCTTTATGCATGGGCTACCACCTCTCTACTCTTCAACCAATTGGCAAATCTTTTGACAGTTGATTCACATCTGAAGAACTCATAGTCTTGGTCTTGCATTTCGGCAAGTGAATCTAAGAATTTCATTTCAGTTTTCCAAACATCGAGGGCTACTCTTTGTAATGAATTTGGGTTAAGGCTATCAGCCCACTCACCTCTGTGGTGTTCAATAAATATCTTAAATAATTTAGCATCAGCCCAATAGATTTCCAAGTCACCAGCTTCAGACATTTCTGCGCAATGATTCGGACTCCATTTTGTAATGTGATACTTATCGCTTAACATTTCAATAGCTTGGATAGCTATGTTATTCAGAGTGTCACTCTGTGTAAGTTGTGTTTGTGTACTCATAAGGTTTTTGTATACTTAAGTAATTAATTATTATGTAATATATTTTTTTATAAAAAAATACTTGTCCTTAATTAAGGAACATAATTATGTATACAACTATGAAATCTTATGTCAACTCTTTTTTAATTCTGTGTTTACTCGTTTGTTATAATGTACTTATGGCGACCACAAAAGAATATGAAGTTATGCGAACGAAAGAACTTGCCGATCGGGAGCGAATCCAAAAAGAAACCGAGCAGTTGATCCAGGACACTATGAAAGAAGTTAAGTGGAAGGAAGGCAAAGGAAGAGATGGTAAAGACTATTTCGTTTATGACGATAAGGTTTACGACAAAGCTAAAGATGAATACAAATATGTAAAGACTATCGGCAATGGAATCAATATTGATTCAAAGCATGGTGGTGATCACAACATTAAGTTTTTAATTAACCTAGTTGGCGAAGATGCTTTTGAAGATATGCTCTCAGGTAAGCGACCCATTAACTTAGATGTAAATAAGAGGGCAGTTAGGTACAACATTGAATTAGGGATTAAGTATGCTCGCAATGCAATTGAACCATTTGATGAGTATGATTATGAGATTAGGAAAGTTGTGACTGATATGTTTTTTAATATGGGCGGCAACCTTCCTAAAAAGATGCCGAGCTTTATTGAAGCCCTCGACCAAGGAAGGGTCAATGATGCCTCGCTGGAGTTGAAGCACAAGAATCCTTTCGGGAAGAAAGGTAAGCCCGTCGACATGGAGACAACAAACTATTTTGATCAGACTACGGGTAGAAGTAAATCTAATTTTGGTGTTTTGAATCAGTTCCCTAATTTTATTGAGGAAGTTACAGAAGAGGGTGTCGACATTAGCCAAGGGTCTAACCCTAACGAAGCGATCTTTACTTTCCCAGAGGGAATGTAAGCACAAAAAAGGGTCCCACTTTCGTGGAACCCAGGACTCTTTTCTTACCACCTCTCGCTGATCAGATAGTCGTGGCTGTGGTAGGTTCTAAAGCTGAGTCTGACCTCGCCTTCTTTGAATCTCTTGGCGACATCTCTTTGCTTCTTTTCATAAGCCTTGTGCGCAGTCGATTCTTTGATATGTTCGGACTCCAACTCTGGGACATCGCCTTGGCGATGCATCCATATTTGATAGACATTACCCATTGCAAACCCTTTCCTCCTCGACTTGGTCTTCCAACCAAATCTTTAAGCTTCGTATGGTATGAGTTCCCCCGTCTTGGGTTTTAAGCATCCCATAGTTTTCGAGCTTCCTCTTTATTTTGTGGGCAATGACCTCGATCCTCTTGCCTTTATTGGTTTTGTAAATCTCGGTAGAGAGTTGGTACAAATCGTAATCATTATTTAACCAAAGAACAGAGTTCCAACTGTTCCAAGATGGGAATCCATTATATGGCTTAGACATTGGCGACCTCCAATCCTTCTACATCTGCAAGTTTGTATGAATTAGGATTCTTGTGAGCCTTTTCCATTAGATCATTGGATCGCTCGCAAAAGATTGCCCAAGCATCTCTAACTGA